CGTCATTGAAGAATGACGACTCGCTGGTGCCCCCCCTTGCCGACAATCGGAAGGGCGGGGCCCAGAATCAACGTGCTACCAAGTAGCACGCTCCTCAAGAAACTTGAGGAGTACTACTCCGATACTCGGAGTTGCCCCGACATTTTCGAACGTCGGGTGTCGCCCAGGCATGCTGCCAGGGCAATCCGTAGGCGCCAAGCACCTACTTTCCTGTCGGACATGAGTCCGGCAGAGCAACAGAGTTGTCTGTTGAGAAACCTTTATTTTAAGGTTTCTGCCGCCTCACGGTCAAAGATGAGGCGCGAGCTAGACCGAGGTCAGCTCCACCATGTTAGGTCATGGTTTCACACGGCAAATGCTGCCGTGTTACCACTTTTGATAACATCAGAAGTGGATCCACCCCTTTACGAGGTGGATCAGTTGTGTAGTTGGGCACTCGAAAACTGTGCCCACAACTACGCACTGTTTCAAGCGGATTGGAAACGCTTGAAGAAGCAAATGAGAAAGTCATTTGCTCTGCATGGTAATTTTAACCATGTAGAGGTAAAGGCATCAATGGTGCCTTACCTGAACTCCGCTCGTCGCAACGCGGCGGCGAAGGAGTTCGACGGACCAGTCGCTTTCGGCCGGTACGTACTCACGTGGACTCAGACGAGAGCCACGGGAATGGCTGACAGCAAAATGATCAGCCATAGTCTCGAAAAGTTTCGAGACACGGTGAGCGAGGTGGGAAAACCCGTTCGCCTCAACCCTGAACATCTGCGCAGGGTTGTCATTCCCGCCATAGGCGCGAATGGGCGGAATGCGAAAGTGTCTGTCGGGACAACTAGTTGTCTCGAAAGCACTCGCAGCCGCGGGGGGAAGACTGGCTTCCTCCAGGCACTTGCCAAAAGTAAGCAAGTGCGGCGTACGTATAACTTACGTACGCTAGAATCGGAAAAGGTAACACCCCATCCGGTTCGATCCGCCAAAGATTTGGTGGATTGGTCTCTCCAGAGTATTCTGGAGAAACCAGTGTTCACGTCAATGGTACGTGTACACGCGGTATCTGAACCTAGCAAGGCTAGGACGATAACCGTAGCACCTTTTGCATACCAGGTGCTTATGGGCGTTTTCGCCCATGTGTTTCAACCCTGCTTGAGGTCGAAACATGTCAGGTCAGGACTCAAGGCTGACCGACATCTCTGGAGATTTCTCCAAGAGACCCTCAATCCACAGAATGTGGCTTGGGGAGATTTGATTGATAATCAAGTCTACGCACTCTCGACAGATTTGTCGGAGGCGACAGATTGGGGCCACAAGGGTGTGGCTTCCCAAATCTGGCAGGGCCTCATAGAGGCTGCTGACTGCCCCGAGTTTCCACTCGGTGCAGCAATACTTGCAAAAACCAAGTATTGTGGGAAACGATATTGTTTCGTTCCCGACATGATGAATAACTATTCATTATGTGTGAGCCAACGGGGTTGGTTCATGGGTGATATGATGACCAAGGTCATCCTAACACTCGCCCACCAGTACTGTTGTAGTCTGAGTGGGCTCTCCGTCTACACGTTAGTCGGAGATGACGAGATTGCACTTTCGCATGATCGTCAAATGCTCAGGAAGCATGTTTCTGAGTCATTACCGAGCATATTTAAGGTCTCGGAACTCGACACATATGTGTCGAGTTTCTTCGCATTTTACTGCGAAGAAGGGACTATTCTGCCTCAGAAGGCGAATCAGTCCACCCACGTCCAAATGAGACGTGGGGAAGAGCTTTACTACTTGGATTACCCAAGAATTAGGCTCTTACTGCCTCAAATAATTGAGACAGATGCCTACTCTATGACAAATATAGGTAGGTTCAGCCTTCTTGGAAAGGAGGCTAGATGGGTGGATTCAACCAACCATCGCGCTCGAGACTACTTCTCGAGGGCTTCTGTGTTACAGCATTTGCTTGTACCACAGGATACGGACACGATCAGTCCGTACGTCCCCATAGAAATTGGGGGTGACGGTGCATTTCCGCATTCTGCGGAGTTCATGCAACGAGTGGTTGATGACAAATCTATCAACCCAAGGGAGACGAAGTATCGTCTCTCTGCACTTGTGAACAACAAATTTGGTCACAAGTTCGTCCGATCAGACAGATTGGACAAAGTGGTAAATAAACACCACTTGTACCTTCCGAAAATAGAAGGTATGAGGGGGCTACTGCCCCCTGAGAGCATTGTTGAGCCTCAGGATGAGAACTCAAAACTAATGCTCCGGTCTGTCAGATTCGATAATCTGATAGATCCACAATCTCTATTCTTTGAGATTGCGAAAGGCCTGTATTACCAGGCCTTACTGAGGGGTGAAACACCCCCAGAGCCGGTCTTTTCAATAGACCGGCACTACACCGGTGGTCATACAACTGACCCGGTGATAGACTTTCAGATGTTCATAGACACCTGGAAGAACCCTGGATTCAAGTTCCAGAGTGACTTTGGTTACATGGTTTTACGTGACCAAATACCTAAGCTCAACCCAATGAGCTTGGGATGGGACTTTGATAAGACAAAGTACCCATCGTCCAGAGAGATACTTTCTCTCTGGGTGTCGGAGAATGTCAATTTCCAAGAAACTGCACTCCCCGATATCCTTGCTATGATCAAGGATAAACGGCCACTTCCAAAGAGGGTCGTCGACAGGCTCAATCTATTTATTGAGTCTGACTCGTACATCATGCACACGCTGGACCCCGCAGAGGCGGGTAAGCCAACGTGTGCAATCGTTACGAGGGACCAGAGGCTATGCCTCCGTGTCCAGCGGTACCTTAACAATAAGATGCCGCAAATAGACCACAAAGTGGTCTGTTTAGACCCTGCCATATATATGATAGGTAGAGTCGAGGATGTATACAAGTACATCCCGAGCATGGAGACCGCTTCCATTATGGAAGACCCCGGTGCCATGCTACACGTGGACTACAACGAGTTCACGGATGGATTCCCTCACAGGGAAGACATATGGGACGCGCCAATAGACGTGTTCCAAACGCGCCATGGAGTCATGGTCGCTCGAATCTAAGATTCGAGGTAACCCTGTTAACCTGCTATAGGCACAGGGCGGTTCTGGGCTTCGCC